CAGCATCAGTTACGGCGGAGGGCTGTTGAATAAACAGCCACTCCCGGGTGTTAAAGTTACACCCCAGCTATATTACTGGAGGAACTTAAACACCTCGGTGTTTGAGTCAATTCTCTTTTGGTATACGCTGTCCGAAACGAAACTCTTAGGAGTTCAGGAGTAAAATTCTGAGCTTCTTCGCACTTACTCTGGGTTGGTGTCATAGTGGTACAGTAGTAGGCGGAAGTGGGAGCGATGAGATAGTAATGGAGAGTGGACTAACGAAAGTTAGCAACCATTTAGGGTGAACCCCGATCATTGCAATTCAATCGAACAACTCTTACTTTCATCTATTCCTGTGCTATAAAGCACTGATAATAGAGGAAGAGCGCGAGCCTTCGAAGGCCCCTTAAGAGGGGAGTCTAGCCCTCCTTCACGAAAGTGAAGGAAAAGGCGAGTTTAAGGAGAGGGGTGTGCATTCGCAGAAACCTCCGGACAGTTGTCCCCGGGCCTAAGAAGATTCATTTATCTTCCTGGGGTACAGGGCAACTTACGTCGGATCCGGTAAAACGGATCTTGCGGAAGTAGGAGGCTGCTCATTAAGGAGCAGCAAGCACGGGGAGCGCCGATACCCAAACTTGATATAGAGTAACTAGTGCAAACGTAGAGAAAGACAAACTAGTGAATATCAAGGTGCTTGTTAGGCAATCGATTTAGACCAATTTAAGATGATCATTATGAGTAACAGAGTATTAAATAATATCTTTGCACTTCCTAATGTTTCGTCTCGGATTGGTCGGTACACCTCTTGAATTAATGACTCGCTCCGTGTTAAAGCGGGGCGGCCACTAGTCAACTGGTTCATTTGAATCGGTAGGGTAGTGGAAGGAAGAAGGAAACTGAGTACGGTAAAGGTAGCAGTGATGGTGGTGTTACAGGTTTGACGATTGTATACTAAGAACGGGATGCCCTTTTTGGTTAAATACCTTAAGGCTTCTCAGGTTCTTCTTATGCAATCGGCGGGGGGACACAAACTAAAAGACTCTGGGAGTCTTGGAGTTCGGATCACCCGTGCTAAGGATGGGCTTCCAGCATTTATTCCACGTTTGATGCGGACTCGTATCAGACAAGGGGACGCAGCACTTTTAACACTTTGGGTATCGTGACTCGGTATTTACCGGGTCTTCGATTTCGAAGGTCAGTTAAAAGTGGGGACTATCACGGATAAGGGTAAAGATTTTAATCTTAACCCTTACGCGATGTTCATTCCGGTGTATTGGAATCTTATTAAAGATTTCGGTCCATCGAAACTGGTTTCCTTGATTGGTATGAGTAAGTATCAACGGGAAGAGGTGCTGAAGGCATCACCTTTCGTGATCAACAAATCATCCCCTCATGGACCTTGATCTAAGTTAGAATCAGAATCTGAGTCTACTATTTCAACGTCCATGATAGGGATTGTTCGGTCAGGTTGTTCCCTGATGGCTAATTCGAAAGTATTTGATGCTTTTGAAACCTATGCTAATCAGACAGGTAACGATCAACTGATGGAACACTTATTCATGGTTACCGAACCTTATCAAGGCGATCCAAATTTGGCTCGTCCTGATAAGTTAGGAAAACTAGGAATAAAGGAGGAGGCGGCAGGGAAGGTGAGAGTCTTTGCGATGGTCGATTGTTGAACTCAGTGATTACTGAGACCTCTACATGACGCCATCTTTGCGTTTCTCAAGATGGTTCCTCAGGATGGGACTTTCAATCAGTTTGCGCCTGTTCAACGTTTGTTGGACAAGAAATTTCATAAATTTTGATGTTATGATCTTTCGGCGGCTACTGATCGATTGCCTATCCTGCTTCAGAAGAACATCCTTTTACCTATTTTAGGTGAAAGGGGTTCTAATGCATGGGCGGATCTACTGATAAAACGGTCTTACTCACTAAAAACTCGTGAAAACGAGAAAATAGTGGTTAAGAACTTGTTTTATGCGGTAGGTCAACCTATGGGAGCATTATCATCTTGAGCAATGCTGGCATTGACTCACCATTTCATAGTGCAACTTGCGGCGCGCCGAGCAGGCTATCTGGTGGGGTGATTCCAAGATTATGCGGTTCTGGGAGACGATATCGTTATAGCTAACGGTAAAGTCGCTCAGCAGTACCTTATAATTCTTGCGGATCTCGGAGTTAAGGTGGGACTGGCTAAAAGCTTAGTCTCACGTCAAATGACTCTGGAGTTCGCCAAGCGTTTTATATGGAGAGGAGTAGACTGTAGTCCTGTAAGTTTTAAAGAACTTGCAGCGGCTAAAGCCTCTTTCTCATCCATGGAAGCGTTTATGGTGAAATTCAGAATTTCATTGGCAACCTTATTTTCGATATCCGGTAAAGGGTATAAAGTCTTAGGAGGTCTACATAGACCTTTTAAGAAACTTTCTACTCGTGTACGAAAAGCCCTCGTTACATTCTTCTCGCCCGGTCACCTTCTCTACGAATCGGTTCCTCACTGAGTTGCGATGGAGTCTTTAGTTAAGGCTCGTCGTATTACTCATTGGGACCTCGTAGGGTGGGAGTTTGCCATGGTATGAGTTAAATCATATCAAGACAAATTTTCAAGGATAGAGAAATCTCTATCTGAGTTTGACGGTGTAATTGGAGAAACGGGACTTGGACTAACAGATCCTGAGTGGTTTGATCCATCGACTGTGGTGTCATTGAGTCATGCGAAGTCTGCCCTTAAGGCGGATTCTCGCGCGATTTCGATGATGTCCATGGTGATGTATTATGACTCACTCAGGGCTCTGAAGGAACGGGTCGCGAACGCGAAAGACGAATGGGACTCTATCAAGGAGTTTCTTTACTTCCACGGTCCGAAAGCTGGGATTCATTGAGAAATTCTCACGACCCTGCAGACGGAAACCGAGAAGATAGATAAACTTTTAGATGGGTTATCAATTCCTAAATCACTGGAAAGACGGACCGAAGAAATTCTTCGGGATCGTCCTTTCAGATGGTCTAAGACTTGATCAAACCTTCGTCAAGTAGGCCTATCTGGCTCCTTAACTTCTTCTAAATCGTTCAAGCGTCAATTACCATCATGACTAACCAATGCTGACATGGTTGGTATAGACAGTTTCAAACCTAAAGTATAGCACTGTGACTTCGGTCATACTCTAGTTTTCTGCGATTTATCGTGGAAAGCAATTATGAGTAAAACAGGGGTTGTTACCTAAGTGTAATAACTAAAAGCTTGCTATAGGGGAACTGAAAATATCAATATGACAGTGAGGCGTCTTGCTGGAATTGCGTAATTGGACGAACAAATGTATATACGCATCCGAGCGAAACACTCTACCTTAAATTCCGAAAGGAGGGGTAGGTAGAGTATGAGATCGGC